CGAAACAGCGCAAAACATCGCATAACACATTGTTTTCCAATAAGCCCCGCTCGTTCGGGACGAGGGGGTCGGAGGTTCGAATCCTCTCACTCCGACCAATCTTTTCAATTACTTGCCTAAACATCACGCCCTCTTCGGTGTTCTTTTCGGTGTTCTAAACGCCTCGGCGTGGTGGCCGTAAACTCGCTCGATCATCTCCGCTGTTGCCCCTGCAAACCCGGCCACGTCCCATATCGACCAGCCCTCGTGCAGCCGCCAGGTGATCGCCGTGTGTCGCAGGATGTGGGGCGTCACGTCCGGGCCGAGGCCCGCGCGCGCCACGGCGCCACGCCAGGCGCGCTGCATCCGGTCCATGCGGGAGCCGTCCCATGTGACGATATAGAGCCCCGCCGCCGGCATTTGCGACCATCTGGCGAGGTGGGGCGCAAGCGCGGGCGGGATCGCGACGGGCGGGCGTCGCTTGGCCGTCTGGCGCGCGCCGGGCGGGGCGCGGTAGAGCACGCCGCGGGCGAGGTCGACATGGCCGCCGTCCGTATGCACGCGCCAGCCGAGCCCGAGAATCGCGTCGTGACGCGTCGCCGTGTAGAGCCCGATCAGGACGAATCGCGCGACGTGCCGGTTGCGCTCGCCGGGCCGGCCCCAGATCGCCAGCCGCTCGCGGCGCGTCGCAATGTCGCAGCAGGGCGCGAATCGCCAGCCGAGCGCCGCCGCGATCAGCCGCGCGGCTTCCCCGCGCTCAAGCCAGCGTTCGCGCGGCGGGGATTTTTCCGGCAGCGCGATGGGGATTTCGCAGGCGATCTTGCGGGATTTGAACGCGTGGCGCAGTGCGGCGCGCAGATCCTCCAGCTCGCGCCGGGCGGCCTGTTCGGCCCCGCGCGCGCGGACATAGGCGGCGCAGCTCGATGGCGTGATTTCGTCGGCGACGGCGGTCTTGAAAAAACTTAGCAGGCGCGCGAGGCGGGCGCCGGTCTCTTTGGGGCGGGCGGTGGCGTTGGCGCGGTCCTGGGCGTAAAGCGCGATTATGTCCGCGACTCGGACCGCAGCGGGATCACGCGACCCGAAATTCGGGCGGGCGGTTCGCGCAAGGTGGCGTTCGAGGGCTTCCCGAGCCCCTTCACGATCGCCAGCGCCGCAGCCAGTGCTCGTTCGGCTTCCTCCGTCGCGGATATACCAAACGGCGTCCCCGTCTTTTCTGGCTTTGAGGTAGAGATGCGGACCTCTGCTTTGTCGCGGCACTTTTTCCTCCAAGCGGCGATATCGGCCGGCGTCGTCACGGTCAGCCGCCCCAGGCGCTCCGTGGCGAGATCGCCCCGCGCGGCGGCGGCGCGCAGCGTGGACTCGGTGACAAGATCGCGCAAGAGGGTCCGCGCCGCCTCGGCGAGCGTGAGGGGCGCGTCGGGCGCGAGCCCGGCGGGGTCTGCGTCCAGCATGGCTGGCGCGGCGCGGCGGGTCATTGGGCGCTATCCGTTTCAGCGGGGCCGTCCATCGGTCCCCAAATGTTGACATTAACCCATTCGACAAACGCAAAGATAAACCGCCGATCGCTCCCTGTCGCTTCGTCGATCATCCGTTCCAGCGGCGTTTTGCCCGGCGCCCAATTGTTCCCTGTCTCGGCTCGAAACGCCGCAAGGCAATTGTCATCTTGCAGCGCCCATGAAATGCAGCCCAGCCACAGCGGCAACATGTAAGTCGGCGTATCGGCGGGCAGTAGCGACTCGATCGTCGCTTCCGGCTCTTTGTCGCGCGCGCGGGTCATGTCAGGCGGGCTCCTGCGGGGCGTCGGGCGCGAATTCACGCATGGCGGCGTCGGAAACAGCTAACCGTTGCCCCCCCCCATGACGACGAAAGGAATTTCTCCCGAATCCATCATGCGCTCGCATTCCGCCAACGCTTGAATTTCGCTCTTCGTAAACTTGTATTGTTCGGTCATTTCCCTGTTCCTTCCAAGATCACCCACAGCGCCCCGCACCACGCGGCCATGACGCCGACAATCGCCAGCACGGCGAAGAGGCGGGCGCGCTGGGTCATTGCGGAGCGCGCCCAACTTCATCGATGTTCGCGTTGACCACGCGGAATGTGCGGACGACGACCCAGGGGTTCGCGGTCCATGAGCCGGCGCCGTTTATCGATTCCCAAAGCTGCGCAAACCCGCGCTGCGGCCACCGCAAACGTCGCGAACACTGCTCGGCGGTCTCATCGTAATCGTCCGCGTGTCTTTCGATCGCGGCGACGGCCTTGCTCATGTCGGCAACCCCCTCGGCAATCGCGTCGTCGTAACTGATATCCTGCAACCGTTCGACCCGCACGGCGTCGATCAGCAGCGTGAGGCGGCTCGCCCATTGCGGCATGAACATGCCGGGGCGTTTCCTGCCGACGCTTTTGTTGTCGCTCCAATGGGCGTCCGCGTCGAACAGAATGCTCGTGTCTCTGGGCAGGTCGCGCGGCTTGATCTTGTCGAACGCGGCGTCTTCCGTGCGCCACGATTCGCGCACCCATTCGCGATCGCCGGGGGCAACTCGCGGCGATTGCACATCCTCGCGCTTAATCATCATCCAATTGCCGATACCCCCAAACGCGGGCGCCCCCTTTTCAAGATCGGCGATCGTCACCCCTTTGCGCGGCTTCAACACGCGCCGCGTCTGCGTCTTGCGCCCTTCGCGCAACGCCCGCACCATCGGCGCGGAAAACAGGATCGGTCTATCGGTCATGGGGCGTGTCCTCTTTTTTAACGGCGTATCCAGCGTTAAAAGGCGCCGTGTCCATGAAATTGAGGCATGGATACACACCGTTTGCGCCAACCGTGAAAATCGTCCACGACTGCCGCTCGCCGCTCGATTTCGTCCCGCTCTTTTCGGATCGATAGCAACGCCATGCCGCCGGGCATATGTCGTTAGCGCACATCTGTATGTCAGGCATCGCCCGCCCCTTTCGCTTCGTTGTTTTCTTCGTCGACGGCGGCGACTGTCGGAGCGCTCTCGATCTGCTGCCGTTCCTCCCGCACGCTCGCGGCGGCGATCAGCGCGGCGCGGCAAACGTCGCTCCACATGACCGTTTGATCGGACGAAAGAAGCTCCAGGATTTTCGCTTGCGCAACTTTCACCTCTTCGATGCTCGGCTCATATGTCATTTCGCCGCTCCGTCGCTCGCGCTCCGAGCTTCATGCACCTTGATGTGGGTCGTGATGAAATCAACGCAGTCCGTTGCGTTCCCCGCAAACGTAGGGGTCTTTACCACGCCTGGACGATAAACAGTGTTGTCCAGCACCGCGTAGCCGCCGTTCGTGGCGCTGATGATTATCAGTTCGATGTGTCGGTTGTTCATCGTCATCCCCTATTGAAAAAGCCCGAGCCGATAAGCTGCGTCGGCAAGAATGAGCGCCCCGAAAGTCATTGGGAAAAACTGCGCCCAAAGAGAACTGAACATCGAATGCGTCTCAATCCGCGCCGCGATAAAAAACAGGTTCAGCGCAGCCGCCGCTTCGGCGTAAGGAATGGCATGCACCATCATCATCTCTCTCTCACGCCGCTTGCGCCGGCGCTTGTTTCAGCGTCACCCCGAGATAATGCACGCCGGTTTTTGTGCGGGTTTTTTCGAGCCCGGCGGCAAAGAGCGCTGCTGAAAACTGCGCTGTGGTCAGCGACGGGTAATCGCGCAATGCGGCCCATGGATCGTAGGCGGCGGCGAGGAGGCTCGCTTTTGTGCGCGCGCTCTCGTCCATCGTGCATTGTTCGAGCAGCCATTGCGCGACCTGCGCATTTGCGTCTGGCGCGATCATCGTCATCGTAACCAAAGGACCGTCGCCAAGCGCGCGCATGTGATCGACGTCGGCCGCGATCGCTTCCGCCATCGCCTGGGCCGTGCTGCGCGTGTCCTCATGCGCTTTGGGCGCTGGCTCTGGCGCAGCGCGCGCGAGAACGTCGGCTATGTCTGGCGGGAGCCATTGCCTGTCTTTCGCCAACGTCGCGGCGCGCTTGGCGAGGTCGGTCTTTTTCAGCTTCGGCGCATCGCTCGCGGCGGCTTCTCCATCCAGCGCGCGAATCGCTTCGATCGCGGCGTCGCGCGTCGCGGCGAGAAAATATTCGTCGTAGTTGAGCGCGGCGGCGAGGTCGGCGCGTATACCCGACAGGCGCGCGGCGGTTGCGATCAGGATCAGCGCCGGCTGCATGTCGCTCTTCGACACGTCGATCGCGCGCGCGACCAGCTCGGCGAAGGCGGTCGTCAAATCGTTGAGCGGCGTCGAGGCGCAGCGCGCGAGCGCTGTTTCGAAGCGCTCGCTCTTGATGCTCTCCAGCAGATCGGAGCGCGGGCGCTCGCGCCAATAGCCGTTCGGATCGGACAGGCCGATTCCGTCGCGGCCATAAGAGCAGCCGAGCGCGGCGACGGCGAAGGCGAGCGCGAGATTGAGATTGCGGCCGGTCACGTCGCGCAGCGCGGCGTTCATCGCCTCGTCCAGCACGCCGCGGAGCGCCTTGCTGGGCTTTTCGGGCGTTGGCGCGGGCGGCGCTGCGGGGTCGGGTTTGGCGGTCGCGGGAACGGGCGACTCGTCGTCGTCTGCGTCGTCGTCCTGCGCGGCGTCTTCGCTCGGCTGCGCCAGCGGGACGGCGCGATCAATAATGATCTTGCCGAGCGAATCGATGTCGACGCGGACGCCGAGCGTTGCGCGCTCCTCGGCAGAAAAGGCGCGCAATAACGCGCGCAATTCGATTTCGTCGAGTTCGAAAATAAGAGCGCTTGTTTTGTCGCTAGACAACCCAGGACCGCGCAACGTGCTCGCAATTTCGTCAAAACGTTCGGCGTCGTCGGCGTAGTCCCCGTCGCGCTCGATCGGGTCCGGATCATCGCCCGTGGTCAACAGCGCCGCGCCCCAGCCCTCGGCCTGCATGATCTTCTCGGCTTCCGCGAGCAACAGCCTGTCGCAGGTCTGATGCGCGATGCTGGCGTCCAGAAAACGCGCGCCGTCTTCGTCGAAGAGGCTTTCCTCGATCCGCCCGCCGGCGGCGATATAAGCGTCGATTCGCGCGGGGTCGGCGCGCAAGAATTTAGCTTCACTGCTGCCGCTCGCCAGCTCGTCCAGGCGCAAGCGGCTGCGGATAAAATAGGGGCGCTCGATATCGAAATCCGCGGCCTCGTCGAGCAGCGCCTCCTGCGCCGCGATCGTCCCGGTCGTGAACGCTTCGGCGCAGTCGCGGTCGATCTGTCCCGCGCGCCACAACTCAAGCACGCGCGGCGAGAGACGGCCGAGCGCGAGGCGCTGGCGGACCTGCCTTTCGCTTTGCGCAAAGTCGTGCGCGATCTGCGCCGTCGTCATGCCGGCGTCGGCGAGCTGGCGGAACGCCTCATATTCGTCGACAGGGTGCAGCGGCTTCTGCGTGATCGACACGGCGAGCGCCGCCTCGCGCGCTTCGGTCTCCGTGCCGGAAAACACGTCGCAGGTAATCACATTTGGCGCGTCGCCCTGCTCCTCCAGCAGGCGCAGCGCGCGCCAGCGCCGGCCGCCGTCCAGCACTTCGTAGCCGCTGTCGTCCGGCGATTTGATGACCAGCGGCGGCTGGCGCAGGCCGACCGCGCGGATCGTCGCGGAAAGGGTCGTCACGTCGCTGGTCGTGTCCTGGCGGGGATTGAGCGGCGACAGACGCGTGATGCGCGACAGCGGGAGATCGATGAGAGTGGCGACGGACATGTTGGCTCCGGTCAATGATGCTCTTGCGGGCGGCGCGCGCCGGGCGGCGCGACGAGATATTCGACGAGCTGGATCAGCCGCGCCGTTCGGTTCTGCGAGATAAACGGCGGGGCCAGCGGCGAAATGTCGAAAGCGGCGATGCGCGCGATTTCGAGCAAGGCGAGTTCGATGTCGCCGGCGTCGGCCGCGTCGCGCGCGGCCTTGTCGCAGCGATCAAAGAACAGCACAGCGTCATTGGCGGCGCGGGCGGTGGCGAGACGACGCTGCTGGATCGCGCGCAGCCGCGGCGGAAAGTCGAGAACGACGCCGGTCATTGCGCAGCGTCCGGCTCGGAAACGTCGGGCTGCGTCAGCAGATTCGCGCCGCGCATCTGTCCGACGAGGATCGGCGCGACCGACCATCCGGACATGCCGGCGGTCACCGCCCATTTCACGGAGTCTTCGGCGGCTTTGACGGCGTGGAGGCGGCGGCGTTCGAAAGCCTCGTGAACGGCGGCGAAAAATTCGGGAGGCGTAGGCGTGTCCCAATCGTTCGACATAACCACGCTGTCGAAAATTATGCAGTCGGACGCTGTGCCCCGGACGTTCAAAGCGTTTTTGCCGTTGCGCTGCAAATCAATCGCGAAAACGCTTTCCTGTGCAGCCTCCGCCGCGTTCTGTGTCCAGTCCGATGTGGCGACGCGATAGCCCCAGCGGATCAGATGGCTGATCGCGAAAGCCCAGAAGAAAACCACGAAAAAGATCACATGCTTTGGCCATTGCGCCAGCTCGTCGAGCGGCGGCTGCAGGCTGGCGAAGGCGATCGACAGATGATCGGCGGCGCTGATCGCCTGCGCCATCGCTTCGCCCGGCTCGAGCAGCGTCAGTTGCGGGAAGGTCACAAAGGCGAGGACGAGGGCCGCTGTTCCGATGATGTCGCCGACGAGGCGGCGGGACAGGCCGCGCAGCGCGTTGGCGTGGGCGCGGCGGCGGCTGACGGCGGCGCCGGCGAGGCGGGCGATCTCCGGGGCGGGGAAGCGCGCCCTGTGGAGCGCCAGCGCCACGGCGGCGGGGTCGGAAAGATCGGTCGTCGCCGGGATGGCGTCGGCCATGAGGGCGATGCGGTGGTCGTCGTCGGGTTTGGGGGGCTGGGTCATTGGGGCCTCGTCGGGTGTAGGACGGGGGAAGGCTAGATTATGCGTTTCGCATTGTCAATGCGTTTCGCATAACCGCTATACGCGCGCCGGGCGAATTGTTACATTTGCCTCGGCCTTGGCCGGGGCGGCATTGCGGGAGGGCGAAATGGCGACGCAGCTCATTGCGTATGACGACAATGTTATAATAACGACAGCCTTAGCGACGATTGCGGGAAAGTCCTATCAGCTCTCCGCCATCCAATCTTTGGAGATTGTTCGCATCGAGAAAAATACAGGGTGTCTGTCGGCGACGCTGTTTTTGACGGGCGCGGCTTTTGTCGGCGGGGCGTCAATGTTCATGCTCGCCGATTACTCGAAAGCGCATACATTACTAGATATTTCATTGCTTTCTATTGCATCCGCGACGTTTGGTCTGGCGCTTATCATTGGCAGTATCTTGATAAGCGGCGACAAACCGGATTATGCGATTGTCATTGCATTCATATCCGGCGATCGGCTGCAAGTGCGATGCAGAAGCCTTGCTTATGCGGCGTGGCTGAAACAGAATTTTGAAGCGGCTATGCAAACGAAATAGTTGCATACACAAGATTAAAGCGAAGGCAATGTCCCTAAATATCGCCATGCCGCTAGCAGTTCCAGATTATCTTCGGCTGGCGCGTTATGCGACTCGACCCGCCATGTCCCAGCTTTTCTGCCTTCGCGTAATATTTTAATCATCAGCCGGCCGTCTATTGTTTGAACGATTGCGTATTTATCGACAAGCTCGCGCGGCGTTACAGGCTCTCGATCGTAAAGAACATATTCGCCGTCGAAAAAGCGCGGATACATCGAATCGCCGCGGACCTGTAAAGCGCCGACGTGCGGCCCGCAAGGCATCATGACGCAGGCGGGCAGCGCATAGGCTTCGACGTCGGACGCCCATTCGACGCGCGCGCCGGCGGCGACGACGCCCAAGAGAGGGACCGACGTTTCCGCCGGAACGGCGGCGCAAAGATCGCCGTCGCCTGTGCGCAGCCATTCCGCCGAAACGCGGAAAAACGCGGCGTAGCGGTCCAGCGCCCGCACAAAACCGCGCGTTCCGTTTTCATGGGCGTGATAGGTCGGCTCGGAAACGCCCATCGCCCTGGCGGCCGATGCGGCGTCTTCATAGCCGGCTTTGCGGCGCGCAAGAATCAGCCGTTCATTGGGCGTTTGCATGTTTCTCCGTCGACAGGTGCAGCAGTCTGATTTTTAACAAATCCGCCTATTCGTTCCGCATTGACTTGCGCTATGCGTTTGGTATAGCCTTGCGGTCATGAACAGGATCAAAGCCCTCCGCACCCGTCTCGAATGGCCGCAGTCCGCGCTCGCCGCGTTCCTCGGCCTGGCGCAGCCGGCTGTGACGCGCATGGAGGCGGGGCAGCCCGAATCCGGGCCGGTGTCCCGTCTCGTCGACGCCCTGACCAGCGCGCTCGATCGCGGCGCGATCGCCAAGGGCGCGACGCCCGAAGACTGCCTGCGCGCGATCGGCGCGACGCCCCCCGACAAGCGGGAGAACGCCGCGTGACGCAGCATCCTGTTCTCGCCGCCGGCTTCCCCTATCGCTATGCCCTTATGTTCGAGTGCATCGCCATGGGCGACACGGGCGGTCACGACTGCGCGGCTCTTCTCCAGCTCGCGCAAGCGGGGCTGATCGATTTCGAGCCGCGCCTCGCGCATCCCGCATCCGGCGGGCGGTTGAGGTGGGCGGAGCCTGTGTTGACAGAGCGCGGTCGGGCGGCGCGCGACGCTTATCTCGCCGCGCGCGCCAAAGAGCATCCCTTGCTGCGCACATTGGTTCTGACGCCACGCCGCGGAGCGCCCGCATGATCTCCTCCTTTCCCCTTTCGCGCCGCCTCGGCGCATTCCAGCTTCGCGCGGCTTGCCGCCGCGCGGAGGGGCGCTCTCGCGCTCTGCCTCGTCGCCCGGCCATGGGCGTTTCCTGCCTTGACTGCCGCCGGCTCCCTCGGGGTCGGCGGCTTTTTTAGCGGAGCCGATTTCTCGTCTTCCGAACGGGTTGTCCTGCCGTTCGACAGCGCGTCGCCGGGCGCGCGCCGGAAGAAAGCCCGGGCTTTTGCGTTTTGTGTCGCGCCGCCGGCGTTCCCCCGCCGGCGGCGCGTGTTTCGCCTTCTCTTTGCGGAACATTGGCGAAGATCAATCGACCACGAAGGAGAGTTCCGTGTCGTCAGCGTATCGTGACGAAATCAGCAGAGCCGGCGACGCCGACGCGCAAGTGCGCGGCTGGACGCGTTTTCTCGAAGGCTCTTACGCGCGGCGGCGCGGCGTCGGCCTGAGCGAGGCGCGGCGTCCGCTGGCGCGCGATCTCGGCGTCGCGCCGGGCGCGGTGGAGCGGCTGCGCGCGGGGCGCGTCAAGGGCGTGCGCGTGCATCTCTATGACCGCGTCCGCGCGCTGTTTCTCGCCGCCGTCCAGGACGAAATCGCCGCGCTCGAACATGCGCGCGATCTCGCCCGGCAATGCGGCGCGGACCCGCGCGGCGGCGAACTCGGCGCGATCGAGGCGCATCTCGTCGCGGCGCGCGCGCTGCTGGGGGCGTGATGGACCTGTTTTCGCGCCAGCGGCCTGCGGAAAAGCCGGCGCCGCCGCGCGCGGATTTGGCGATCTGGGCGGTCCGCGATCTTCGCGGGCCGCGCGCGCATGCGTGTTTTCGATGCGGGCGGTTCACGCCGCCCGGCGTGCAGAAGCGTGAATGGGGCGGCGTCGTTTTCGCCTGTTCGGATCATATCGGAGAGGTCAAATGAAAGCGCAATTTTACGCGCCGGCGGAAGCCGTCGCGGCGATTCATGCGGCGGCGCGGCGGGAGACCGACGCGATGCGGGACTGCAATTTTTCGCAACACGCCTCGCCGCAGCGGGCGCAGGTTCTGGCGTTTGGCGTGTTGCGGCGGCTCTATCCCGGCGCGGCGTCGCAATCCATCGCGCGCGGGCTCGGCTGCGTCGGGCGCGAGGCGGTCTCCATTCGCGGGCGGCTCTATACGGCGCGGCAAAATGCGCGCGAGGCAAAAGAGGCGGGGCGCGCCTTCTGGTGGTCTCCGGAGCTTGAGCGCCGGCTCGTCGCCGCCGCGTCGCGCCTGCCGGCCGTGTGGATCGATCCTTTTCCGGAGCGCGATTTCGTCCGGCCCGGCCATGTGCGCCTGGCGGAAACCGCGCCCAAGGCCGATCTCGTGTGGCGGCGCGAATTTCATTGGGTTCGCCCGCATGTGATCGAGCTGTTCGACATGCCGCGGCCGGGCTGTTCGGCGCTGGATCAGCGACGCGCGGGGGTTGCGTGAAAGCCCCGTCCGGACATACCGCCGTTCGCGCGCAAAAGCGGCCGCGCGGGCAGCGCGACGCGGCGCTTCCGTGGCAGACGCATGAGCTGTTCCCGACGCCGCCCTGGGCGACGCGGGCGCTGTTCGAGAATGTGTTTCCGGCGATGGGCTTGCCGGCCGTCGATCGCTCGCGCGCGATATGGGAGCCCTGCGCCGGGCTGCGGCATATGGCGGATGTCTGCGAAGAATATGCGCGGGTCGTCATCGCCTCTGATGTCTGCGTTTACGACGAAACGCTCGATGTGCGGATGTTCGATTTCGTCGGCGGGCCCGTCCAGCAGGCCCCGGGGATCGATGCGGGGTGGATTATCACCAATCCGCCGTTCGGGCTCGCCGCCGATATTTTCGAGCGCGCGCGCTGCCTCCTATCGGGGGAGCCGCATGGCGGCATCGCGCTGCTGCTGCGCCTGTCGTGGCTCGAGGGCGCGGATCGTTTCGAGCGCATTTTCAGCCGCGCGCCGCCGACGGTCTTTGCGCCTTTCGCCGAGCGTGTGCCGATGTGCGAGGGCGGTTATGACCCCGCCGGATCGACGGCGACGGCCTATGCGTGGTTCGTCTGGCGGATCGAGGACGGGCTCGTCGCGCGGACGCCGAACAGCCTTCCGTTTTTTCCGACCTTCGTCATTCCGCCCGGCCGGCGTGAGGCGTTGACCCGCGCCAGCGACCGGCGGCTCGCCGCGCGCCATGTGCCGGGCTGGGTCGCGCCCTCGACGCTCAAGGCGTCCGGCAAGGATCAGGACTGGCTCGATCTCGTGGGGGGCAAGCTGTCGTGAGCATTGGCGCTGTCAATTGGGCGATCGAGAGCGACGATCTGTCGCCGAATGCGAAGCTCGTCCTGATCCTGCTGGCGAATTACGCCGATGAATTCGGCGAATCCTATCCGTCGCAGGAAATTCTGGCGCAGCGCACGAAACAGTCGACCGATTCCGTCCAGCGGCGCATCGCCGATCTGATCGCGGCGGGGCTGCTATTCAAGATCGCGCGTTCGGGCGCGGACGGGCGGCGGATGCACAACCGATACGTGGTTTTGCACGACGAAAAGGCGCGGCTGCATGCGGTCTCGCTCGGCTGGACGCCGCCGGCGTCTAGCGCGGCCGATCGTTCTTTAAACCGAATGGAAGAGGGCGAAACGGGCCTCCATGCCGCAGATTGCGGCATGGACCATGCCGCAAATGGAACGGAACCATGCCGCAACCAGAACGAAACCATGCCGCACTGTTGCGGTGTAACACATCAACTAACCATCAATAACACTTCCCCCCTACCCCCCAAGGGGGTTTTGGGAGAGGGGGACGCTTCGCGTGGTCAAGGGAAGAAAACGCCGTCCGATCTGGCGAACGAGGCGTGGGAGGCTCTCCGGAAGGTCTGGCCGTGGAACGCGACAGAGCTTCCCGAAGCGGCGCGGACCGTTTTCCTGCGATTGACCGACGACGAGCGCCGGCAGGCGATCGACTGCGCGCCGCGCTACATCGCCGAATGCCGGCGCGGCGACCGCAAGATCGCTCATGCGAAGTCGTGGCTCGCCGGCAAGGGCTGGCAGGTGTTCGAGGGGCGTTCGGCCGAAAGCGCGGCGGCGCTCGCCGGCGCGGCGTTTTTCGTGCTCCGCGATTCCCGGCAGGCGGCGGCGTGGATGCGCTACGAGGCCGCGGTGCATGGCAAGCCGCTGCTGAAATTCATTCCGACGAAGCGCGGCGAGGGCTGTTATCGGCCCTCCGAATGGCCGCCGCCCATTCCCGAAGAGCTGCGCGGCAAGGGCGATGCGCCCGGCACCGCGGCGTGAGGCGTGAGGCGTTGGCGTTCGGCGGGAATGGGCGATGGGGCGGGCGATGGCGAAACGCTGGTATGTGATCGAGACGGTCGATCGTCGCGACGAGGATGCGACGCTGCGGCTGTGTGCGGCGGGGTTCGAGGCGTGGCGGCCGGTCGATGTCGTGCGTTCGCCGCGCCGGCCGGTTGGGCGGCGGGCGGCGGCGACGCGCGGCGAGCCGCGAATCGAGCGCAAGATTTCGCGCTTTGGGCGATTCGTTTTCCTGCGCGTCGATCTGAACGCCTGCGTACGCTCGGCGGTGCTGTCGGTTGCGTCGGTGCGGCGGTTTCTGTGTTTTGCCGGGACGGACGATCCGGCGAGCGTGCCGGACGATCTGATCGCGTATTACCGCGAGCATGTTCCCGTGCGCTGGCCGTCGCTGGTTGTTTATCAGGTCGGGCAAGTGGTTGAATTTACGGGCGGTCCTTTCGAGGGCCGCGCGGCGCGGGTGAAGCGGGTTGACGAGCGGGGAATTTTGAGCGTAGAACTCGACGTGTTAGGTCGCGCTACACCAATCGTCGTCGAAGTAGCGCATGTGCGTCCGTCCGAGTTGTTGAAGGCCAAGCCTCCGCCGGGACGCGCATTCGAAGAAGTCGCCTGAGCCCAATGGGTCAGGCGCAAAGTGCGAAGCAATGGCGCATTCAACCCCGGAAGCCGAGAGGCTTGCCGGGGATTTCCCTATGGGGTCTGGCCGGTAGGCAGGACAGGCGGGCAGGCATGGCGCGGGCTCCAGCAGGGCTGTCTCGATCGCGTGCGGGCGTCGGCGTTGGCGCGCCGGCGTCGGCGGCGCAGGGCGCGAGCGACGATTACGAGGCGCGGCGGCGGGCGGCCTTCGACTGGCGGCGCTGGTATGGGACGGCGCGATGGCGCGCGGTGCGGGCGGAGCAGCTCGCGCAGGAGCCGTTGTGCCGCATGTGCGCCGCGGACGGCGAGGTTCGGGCGGCGACGGTGTGCGACCATGTCGAGCCGCATCGCGGCGATGAAGCGAAGTTCTGGAATGGGCCGTTCCAGTCGCTTTGCGCGTTCCACCACAACCGCGACAAGCAAAGCGCAGAACGAGCCGCCGGCCGCTGATCACCGCCGGCAAGTAATGGCAAGGGGGGGGGAGGGCAAAACCCAAAGCCACCCCCGCCGCGACCGGTCTTCCAGTCAAGCGCGGAATTCCGCGAAATTGTTGGAATGTTTTTTTTATGGTGGTGCGATGCGGGGACGGCGCAGAGACAGCGCGGATGCGCAGGCGGCCAAAGGCGATCCGCGCAAGCGGGGCGCCAAGGTCACGCGCGCCCGCGCCGACAAGCTGGCCGCGTTGCTCGCCGCGCCGCAGGAGTCGTCCGACCCGCTGGCCCCGCCGGCGCTGCTGACCGACCCGCGCTGCGCGCATGCGCTGGCGGTGTGGCGCGAATACGCCCCGCGCCTGGCGCGAAACAATCTGCTCGTCGAGCTGGACCGTCTGACCTTCGCGATGTTCTGCGTCTATTACGGCGAGTTCATCGAAGCGACCCAAGACATCCGCGACAAGGGCAAATATTTCCTGGTCAAAATGACCTTCAGCGAAGACACCATGCCGCGCGCCAATCCGAGCGTCGCCATTCGCGACAAGGCGTGGGCCGTCGTCATGGAAATGTCCAAACGCTTCGGCCTCACGCCGCTCGATCGCTATTCGCTCACCGCGCAGCAAGCGAGCGCTCTCGGCAATGGCGGCGGCCTGTTCGATCATGCGCAGAAGCCGGCGGCCGAATCGCCCGCTGCGGCGCCCGATGATCTCGTCGGCTCGCTGGGCAGTTTCGATTCTCCGCCTCCCCGCACGCTGCAATAAACAGCCCGGCGGCATGACCCAATCCCTGCCGGGAGGTTGAGCCGCCCCGCGCGTTCTCGGTTTCTCAGGCGGAGAAACGCGCGGGGCGGTCTTCCCCGCCTTCGTCCCCCAACCCCCGCCCCGCATGCCCCAAGCGTCCGCGTGCGCCGCTCTCCCCGCGCGGCCCGCGCCGCCGCCGGCGGAGCCGGCCTGTATCGTCGAAGCGACCGCGCTCGGCTGGTCCTGGCCGAGCATCGCCTGGCGGCGCAGCGCGGCCGTCGCCGGCGCGTGGTATGATTCCGCCAAGGCCGACGCCGTCGTCGCGCTCTGGCCGCAGGTCTTCCGCCTCACCGAAGACCGCTTCGCCGGCCAGCCGTTCCACCTGTCGCTGTGGCAGGAAATCGTCGTCCGCCTGCTCATCGGCTGGAAAGTTCCGGTCGAAATCACGGATCCGCAAACCCGCGGCGCGCGCATCGAACAGGTCCGCCTGTTCCGCCGCCTGCTGCTCTGGGTGCCCCGCAAAAACGGCAAAAGCGAATTTCTCGCCGCCCTCGCGCTGCTGTTCTACGCGCTCGAGGGCGTCGTCGGCGGACAGGGCCTCGTCTTCGCCCGCGATGAAAAACAGGCGAAGATCGTTCTCGACAAAATGAAAGCGATCGTCGCGCAGGATGCGCGGCTGCTCGCCTCGATCCATCTTCTCGCCAAGGCGCTGTGGATTCCGCAAAAGCGCGCGGGCTTCCGCCTGCTGTCCGGCAAGCCGGAAGGCAAACACGGCCTCTCGCCGACCGTCAGCGTCGGCGACGAAATGCACGAATGGGAGACGCTCGAACTCGCGACGACGATCCGCCAGGGCATGGGCGCCCGGCTCCAGCCGATCGAGCTGTTCGCCAGCACGGCGGGCCTCAAAAGCGCGCAGGTCGGCTATCAGCTCTTCGACGAATCGCAAAAGCTGCTGACCGGACCGATCGAGCCGCCGCAGGATGGCGAAGACGACGGCCGCGGCCTTTATGATCCGACATCGCTCGTCGTGCTCTTCGCCGCCGACGAAGACGATGATTGGCAAAGCGAAGAAGTGTGGCGCAAGGCCAACCCCAATCTCGGCCTGTCGCCGACGCTCGAATTTCTGCGCCGCGAGGCGCGCCTCGCCAAAAACAACCCGCGCGCCGAAAGCCATTTCCGCCGCTATCACCTCAACCAGTGGGTGGAGTCGGTCACGAAATGGCTGCCCATGAAAAAATGGGACGCCTGCCCGCCGGACAAAAACGCCTGGCGCGAGATGGCGCAGCAGATGCGCGGCAAGCGCTGCTTCGGCGGTTTCGACGTGTCGTCGACTGTCGACATAACGGCGCTGATCTGGTGGTTTGTTCCCGAACAGGACGGCGGCCCCGTGCGGCTCGTGTGCCGCTTCTGGGTTCCCGAAGAAAACATCCAAAAACGCGCCGCCGTCGATCGCGCGCCCTATGATCGCTGGCGCGACATGGGCGCGCTCGAAACGACGCCCGGCGATTATGTCGATCAAGCCTATCTGCTGGCCGCGCTCGAAGACGGCTTGCAACAGTTCGATGTGCAGTCGATCGGCTTCGACCCGTGGAACGCAACAAAGCTGATCACGGATGCGCAAGCGAACGGCGCCGCGCCGGAACGTTTCATAAAAGTCCGGCAGGGCATTCCCTCGCTCGGCGAAGCGACCAAAGATCTGGAGCGCCTCGTCTTCGCCGGCCTGCTCGATCACGGCGGCCATCCGGTCCTGCGCTGGATGGCGCAAAACGCCCTCGTGCGCTTCGACCGCAACATGAATTTCGCGCCCGACAAATCGCGCAGCCGCGAAAAAATCGACGGAATCGTCGCCGCCGTCATCGCCGATGCGGTGGCGCTGCAAGGCGTCGAGCCCGCCGGCATGGGCGTCATTCTCTAACCTGCGAGCATCTGCCGGCATGGGCAAAAAGCGCGACGCCGCACAGGCGATCAAACGCGAGCGCGACTCCTTGCGCGCGCAAATCGCCAAAATGCAGGAAGAGGCGGCGGTCGTCACCAACAGCGGCGCGACGGCGACTTTTCCGCTGTCGGACCCCAACGCCTACGCCAATCTGTTTGGCCCGGTAGCGCCCGGCGTCACGCCGCAAACTGCGCTTACCTATGGCCCGGTCTATCGCTGCGCGTTTCTGATTTCGGGCGCGATCAGCATGCTCGATTTTAGAAGCTACGACGACGCCGGAAACCCCGACGAGCGAATCGATACGACGAGCGCGCAAGCGCGGCTGATCGGCAGAAGGCCCAACCCGCGTTATTCGCTGACAGGCTTCTGGCGTTCGGTCGTGACCGACATGCTGCTCAACGGCAACGGGATCGTGTGGATCGAGCGCGATCGCGGCGGCAATCCGCTCAATCTCTGGTGGGTTCCCTGGGGCCGATGCGGCGTCCGGTTCCAGAAAATGCCGTGGGGGTCAGTCGACCTTGTTTATTCGCTGACGATGGACAGCGGCGAAATGGTCGTCGCGCATCAGGACGACGTCATGCACTTCGGCGGCTCGCCGTTGTGGAACCTGTTTTTCTACGAATCGCCGATCTCGGCTTACGCGCTTTCCATCGGCATTGGCCTCGCGGCCGATAAATACGCCAAGTCCTATTTCGACAACGGCATGTCGATGGATTCGGTCATCACTTACCCGACCGGCAAGACGCCCGACCAGGCGCAGGAAATTCGCGCGCGGCTCAACGCATATTTCGGCGGCGCCAACCGCTTTTCCGGGCCGCTTGTTCTCGATGGCGGCGCAAAGTTCGAAGCGTTGCGCATCAATGCGCAGGATGCGCAGCTTCTCGACACGCGACGCATGCAGGTCTCGGATATCGGCATGATTTTCGGCGTGCCGGATCATTTGCTCAACCAGTCCAGCAAATCGACGAGTTTCGGCAAGGGCCTCGAAGAGCTGACGCAAGCCTTTCTCGATTTCACTTGCGGGCCGCATCTGAAAACGATCGAGGACGAGGTCAATTACAAGCTCTACGGCAACGGCCCCCGCATCGCGCGGTTCGACCGCGACAGTTTCGTGCGCGGCGATCTCAAGTCGCGCGCCGAAGCGCTGCAAGTGCTGCTCGGCGGCGCGCAGGGCCCCGGTTCCATCAGCCAGAACGAAAGCCGCGCGCGCCTCGGCGTGCCCAAAAAGCGCGGCGATCAATACGAAGAAATTCTCGGCTGGGGAACGCCGCAAAGCGCCGCGTCGTCGGCCGTTCCGCAATCTCTGGAAGAGCAGCCCGCGCCGGAGCCGGCGCAGCCTGCCAAAGCTCGCAGGGTCAAAAAATGAACCGAACCATGCGCCTTATCGCGCTCAACAAGGCTGCGCGTCCGCCCAAATTTGTCGCCAATTTCGACCCCGATTTCGACGGGGACGACGACAGCTCCCCTGCCTTCGATCCGGATCAGGACGGCGAAGAGGCGACGCTGTTTTTCTACGACGTGATCGGCGGCTGGGATCAGCCGACGACGGAGCAGATCGTGCGCGGCGTGCGCGCGCTAAAGGCGTCGACGATTCATCTGCGCATCAATTCGCCCGGCGGCATTGTGGTCGAATCGACCGCGATCAAGACCGCGCTCGAACAGCATCCCGCGCGCGTTATCGCGCATGTCGACGGCGTCGCTGCCTCAGCCGCGTCGACGCTCATGCTCGCCGCCGACGAAATCGAAATCGCGCCCGGCGGCTTCGTCATGATCCACAACGCCGAAACGGTCGCGTGGGGCAACAAGACGACGATGGCGCAGGCCGTCGACATGCTCGGCAAAATCGACGCGTCCATCGTGTCGCAATATGCGGCGCGCACGGGCCTCGCGCCCGACGCCATCGCCGGCATGATGGACGCGGAAACATGGATGACGGCGCAGGAAGCCGTCGACATGAAATTCGCCGACCGCATCGCGCAGAAGTCGCCGCAGGCGAGCAATCTGCGCCGCTTCGACCTTTCCGCTTACGACCGCACGCCCGCGGCGCTTCTCGCGCCGCCTCCGCCCGCCGAAGACCCGGCGCTTGCGGCGCTGCGTCAACAGCAGGCTCAAAACGAGCGGCGGCTGCGCCTGCTCGCGATCGCCTGACACCCTTTCCGGGGATAGCCCGGAACATGCCCAACCAAGGAGACAATCATGGGCTATCTGCAGGAGCTTCGCGAAAAGCGCGAAGCAAAGGTGAAAGAGATTACCGATCTTCACAAGTCCGGCGCGAGCGGCTGGACCGACGAGCATCAAACGAAGTTCGACGCGCTGGAGGGCGAAATCGCCAATTTCAGCCGTCAGATCGCCAACGCCGAACGCATGCTCGTGTTCGATAACCCCAGCGAGCGCGACGCGATCGTTCTGTCCAACGAGAACGGCAAAAGCGTCGACGAAAACACGGCGTTCGTCGCCAAGCATCGCGGCGCGATGAACAGCTTCTTCAAGGGCGGCGCCAACGCGCTGAATGAAGAACAGCGCGGTCTGCTGACGCCGACCGACATGGCCGATCGCGCCGGCGCGGGCCGCCGCGCGTGGAACGTGGCGGAAGGCACGACCGGCGGCGTGATGGTGCCGACCGTCGTCATGCCCTACGCTCTCGAAAAGCTCAAAGCGTTTGGCGGCATGCGCGAAGCGGCGTCGGAAATCGCGACCGCCGCGGGAAATCCGCTGTCCTGGGCGACTTATGACGACACGGCCGCCGAAGGCGAGCTGGTCGCCGAAGGCGTCACAGCGTCCAACGACGACATCACTTTCGGGTCGGTCGGGATCAATGCCTGGAAGTTTTCGTCGAAGATCATCCCGGTCTCGCTCGAAATCATTCAGGACTCGATCGTCAATGTCGAGCAGCTCGTGACCGACGCTATTCTGAAGCGCATCGCGCGCGGTCAGAATCGCCAGTTCACGACCGGCACGGGGATGAGCGCGCCCAAGGGCGTCGTTACGGCCTGCGCGTCCGGCGAAGTCGGCGCGACCGGCTCCACAACGTCGGTTTTCTATGATAACCTCGTCAATCTGATGCACTCGGTCGACCCGGCTTACCGCGCCGACCCTTCCGCGCGCTGGATGTTCAACGACAACACGCTGAAGATCATCAAGAAGCTCAAGGATACGGTGGGCCGTCCGCTGTGGCTGCCGGCGCTCTCTGGTTCGTTCGACGGCGGCGAGGGCCCTGCGACGATCCTGGGCTATCCCTATATCATCAACCAGCACATGCCCGACATGGCGGCCAACGCCAAGTCGATCGTCTTCGGCGCTTTCGCAAAATATCTGATCCGCGACGTGATGGCTATGCAGGTCTTCCGCTTCACGGACAGCGTTTATGTGACCAAGGGCCAGATCGGCTTTCTGGCCTGGGCTCGCGCCGATGGCAACATGATCGACGCATCCAATACGTCGATCAAATATTACCAGAATTCGGCGACCTGATCCGCGCGCGTTGCGGGCCGCCGCCTTGCGTGGCGGCCCGGCTGCTCTTGCCTGGAGGCTCATTCGCATGAAAGTCATGATGACGGACCCGATCGCGGGCCACGATTTTTCGTTCGCAGCGGGGGAGATCGTCGATCTCGCAGAACAATATGGCGATCGGGCGCAGGAAATCGGCGCCGCGTGGAAATCGCGCGGTCTGTGTGTCGATGCGCCGTCCGACGCCGTCGCCGCGCAGCAGATCGCCAGCCTTTCCGACGCCGTCGAAAATCTGACGCGGGAACGCCTGGCGCTGCAAAGGGAAATCGACAGGTTGCGCGGCGATGTCGCCGAGCAAAAGTCATTGGCCAAAACGGCCAAAGCGGAAGCCGCCCGCGCGACAAGCGATCTCAACGCCGCGCGCGAATCGGTGGCGGCTCTCGAAAAAGACTTGCGCGACGCGCGCGTCGCCAATCCCGCGACGCCGCCGGCCGCCGACCCGCTTATCCCCGAGCGCGGCGTTTAAGCCATGGCCTATCGCGAGTCCTGGTCGCTGATCACGCCGCCGTCCGCAACGCCGGCGCTCGATCTTGCGGCCGTCAAGGCGCATATCCGCGTCGATGCGGATGTGACGGACTATGACGGCGGCCTCGCGATCTATATCGCCGCCGCGCAGGCGGCCGTCGAGCAACGGCTCGGCTGCGCGCTGCTCCAGCAGGTTTGGCAGGCGGGATTCCCGGGTCTCGACCCGGACAATCGACTGACCCTTGCGCGCGGGCCAAACCTCGCCGTGCAAAGCGTCGCCGCGCTCGTCGGCGGCGCCTATCAGACGCTCGATCCGAGCCTCTATGCGGTTCGCCCGCTCGCGGGCCGCAATGTGGTCGCCATCGTCAAGCCGTCGACGCAGGCGACGCCCTGGCCCGTCGCCGATGTCGACCCCGCCGCATGGATCGTGACGGCGCAAGTCGGCTGGGCCAATGCGGCGGCGATCCCCGCGCCGATCATCGCGGCGATGTTGCTGATTGTCGGCGACCTGTTCGACAATCGCAGCGCCAAAGTGCAGGCGAACATCGTCGAAAACCCGACCGTCGACGCGTTGCTGTCGACCTATCGCACCATGAGCCTTTGATGCGCTTCGGGCCGAACAGCGGGATAATCACCATCCTGCGCCGCGCCGCGCTCGCCAATAATGCGGGCGGCGTCGCGCGCGGCGATTTCGCCATCGCCTTCACGACCTTCGCCGACTGGCGCTATCAAAGCGCCCGCGAGCTCGTCGAAGCCGGCGTCGCGCAAGATGAAACAAACCTCGTGATGCGCGTGAATGACACAATGCGTAATCGCGGCATCACCGCCGCGGATCGCCTCGCGATCGGCGATTACACCAATTTCGGCACGCTCGCCGGCGTGCTGACCTATGACATTCGCAACGTCGCCCCGCGCGATCGCGTGCAAGGATCGATCACGATGGTTGTCGTGCGGCGGTTGTCGTGAAATGAAAGGCTGCAGATGATCGCCGTGCATGTCTTCAAGACCGCGCTGATCAATTTGCTTCAGGCAGACGCCGCCGTCGTGGCTTTGGCGAGCAATCGCATTTACGACGAAGCGCCCGAAGATCAGCGGGGCGTCGCCGATGTCGCTTCGCCATATGCTTATCTTGGCCCCATTCACGCGACGCGCCTCGAATCGGACGGCGTGCCGGGTTGGACGTTGCGCCTCCGCCTGTATGCGGCGTCAACAAGTTTTGGGCGCAGCGAAGCATGGTCGCTTATGGACGCGATCTGCGCGGCGATCGACGGCAAGATTCTGATTTTGCCGGCGCCTTATGTCCATGCGCAGCAATCCTATGTAGCGAGCGGCGGCGACGTGATCGACGCGCTCAACCCCAAGCTCGTTTATGTCGATCTATCGGCCATCGTGGCCGGCTGAAGGAGAGCATCATGACGACCGCATACCCGAACCTTTCGCGCGGGACGCAGCTTCAAATCCTGCTTGGCGATGGCGCAACGCCGACAGAAAATTTCACCCAGCTTATCACCGCGACAACGCAAAAATTCTCGCGTTCGATCGAAACCGAAAAGCATGGCGAGATCGACGCCAATGCGCCGACCAATCTGCCGGGTCGTTTTTCCGTCGCTAAAATGCAGTCGTCTGATTTGAGCATCGCCGGCCGCTGCGATTTCAAGACATTCGAGACGCTGGAATCGTGGCTGGACGGCAATCCGCATAATGTCAAAGTGTCGCGGCTCGGGACGGGAGCGAACGGCGGCGGCGTCCACCCGATTCCGGTTGTTCTTACCAAGCTCGATTTGGACAAAGCCGACAACGGAACCGTGACGTTTTCTGCGGCGTTCGACGGCCAAGGCGCATTGCCGATCTTCACGGCCAACGCCTAATGGAGCGCGTCATGACGATTTCCAAAACGACGGCGCACCACGCCGTCTTCGCCGGCAAGCGCCGCCGTTTCTGCCTGCGTCTGGGCGAAATCGCGGAGTTGGAACAGCTTTGCGGCGCCGGCGTCGGGCTGATCACCAAACGCCTTGCCCGCGGCGAATTCAAAAATGCGGATGTTCGGGAATCGATCCGTCTCGGGCTTGTCGGCGGCGAAAATGACGATCTGTCGCCGGGCCTGGTCGATGCGATGGTGGAGCGTTATGTCGACGGTCGACCGGTTTTGGAAAATCTGCATCTCGCGCAATCGATCATCGCGGCGCTGATGGACGGTGTTGAAGAATCGGCACGGCAAATGCCGGGAAAAAGCGAGGAGGAGAGGAGCGACTTCCGGGAGACCTCTCCTCCTTTGTAAAAGCAGGCGCTGTTCTCGGATTGAGCCCGACCGACGTGCGGCGCATGACATTTCCCGATTTCGTCGCCTGTCTTTGCGCCGTCAGCGCCAAATATGGATCGGTCAAAGACGCAAGCGACGCCCCCGACGAAAAGAAATATTTCGCGGCGCTTCTGGCTCTTCGAGAAAGCCAATAATGGCGTTGAATTTTCGCTTTCCCGTAGTGTCCGAGCGCGTCGTGTTCGGATCGGGGAACATCTTTTCGCCAGAAGCGCAAGCGCGCGCTTTCGCAGCGCTCGCGTCGAAAGATATCAAGCGAATCGACGACGCCAACGCCGTTATTGTCGGACGACCGCTCGCGCGTAAATTGTTTGTTGACGACAAGCCGACGACAGATCTGTATATCGCCAAATCGACAAGTGTCATCATTGCGCGTTGGAGCATCGGCGTCGAAGCCGTGCGTTACATTTGGAATTTGCTGCACGGCGCGGGGCCGTTCAAATCGGGCGCTTATCGCGCGTCGGCGCGGATGTATGCCGATGGCGTGCAGATCGACAATCCTGATGACGCGGTCGGCGCGCGCGAAGTTCTGTTCGTTCCGCTTGTTCCTTATGCGCGCAAGATCGAACGCGGCCTCGCCGGTTATGCGCCCGGCAAGGTTTATGAAGCCGTCGCCGCGCAGGCAAAATCCAAATTTTCGCGCGCCGCCCGCATTAAATTTACCTATGCGGAGCCCGAAGGCTCGGCGCCGTCGTTCGACCCGCGCCGCGGCGGGCGGCGCAGCGCGGCGGCGCAAAACCGTCGCCAGCCGGCAATTCTTGTCTTTCTCGGGTGAATCATGGATGAGCTGAGACAAGAAGCTTCCTATGTCATGACGACAGAGGGCGTGGACGAAGCTGCGTCCAAGCTCGATGATCTCGCGTCCGCCAATGAACGCGCCGCCGATCAGGCCGGCGTGTTGTCGCGACAGACTGTTCTGCAAGAGCAGTCGATTACGCGCGTCGCCGCAAAACTCGAGGCGTATACGCGCGCGCAAGACCCGCTGTCGCGCGCCCTGGCGCAGGTGGAGCGCGGCGAGCGCCTTGTCGAGGCGGCGCGATCGCGCGGCGTCGATGTCAGCGCGAGAACGTTGACGGCGCTGGAGGCGGCGCGCGAAAAACATCGATCGCTTGCCGAAGCCGAACAGGAATCGGCGAAGAAGCTGGACGAGGCCAGCAGCGGCGTCGGGGCCTTCCGCAGCCAGCTCGATCGGATCAGCTCGTTTCTGTGGCAGAACACGTCGCTGTCGGGGCCGGCAATTGATCGCGTCATCAATCCGATCAAGGGCCTGTCGGGGGCGATTGGCGTCATTCCGACGATCGCGGGCGCGACGGCCGCCGCGGTTGGCGCGATGTTTGCCATTATCGGCGATCGCGCGCAAGAAGCGCTTGCAAAGCTTGGAGAAGTCCAGAAACAGACAGGCGTCGGCGCGACGGCGCTGGAAGGCGGCAAGATTGTCGGCTCCCGCGTCGGGCTGGATTTGGATAGCTCGATAGCCGCATTTCAAAATGCGTCCCGGCAATTTGAACAGTTCAAGCGCAACGCCGGCGAGGTAAAGGACGTTATCGAAAAAATCGATGAAGCGTTTTTGAAAGTCGCCGATAAAGCCAAATCGTCCGGCGAGTTCATCGAGATTGTCGGAAGGAAAATTCGAGAACTGCCGCGAGAAGAAGGTATCGATCTCGCGAAAGCGCTTTATGGAAGCGACGCTGGCGAAAAGCTCTATGAGCCTATTGTCCAGGGCCAGCTCGAAATGAAAAAGCTTGGCGAAACTGCCTCGGCCGCTGGCGTCGCGCTCAATGATGGGGTCGTCAAACAGGCGGAAGAAGCTCAAAGGAAAATTGACGAAGCCGCGGCGACGGCCAACGGGAAGTTTCTCGCGGCGCTGCAATCTCTGGCCCCGCCTGTCGCCGCGCTGAAAACAGAATTCTACGGCGTCATCGGGGCGATCGCCGACGCAACGGCGAAGGCTGTGGCGTTTGTAACCCAGCTTCATAACGGCGTTCAAGAATTGCGCGACCTGACGCGCGCCAGAAACGATGTTGGAGGCGGAAAGCCATTTAGCGAGGTATTCGCTCCATACCGACGCGCCATTGTTGGCGATGAAGTCCAAGGGCCGAAACAGCAGCGGGACGCCGGCATTTCTCGCGCGCGTTATGTGGCGCGCGACGCCGAAGAATCAGGCGGGGGGCGAAAATCTGCGGCCAAATCGCCGCGCGCGCAAACCGACGAAGTCGAGCGCTTCACGCAGTCGCTGCAAAAGCAGACCGCTGCTCTTGAGGGCGAGGCCGCGGCGATCGGCAAGAGCGACGCCGAGCGCGAAAGGTCGATAGACCTTTCCAAAGCGGCGGAAATCGCCAAAGAGGCTGCGGCCAATGGCTCGCGCAAGAGCGCGGAGCTGACGGATGTTGAGCGCCAGAAAATCGAAGGTCTCGCGCAAGCCCATGTCGATCTGAAAAAGCGGATCGACGATGCGGCCAAGGCCAAAGAAGCGGAGCATCAGGCCGAGTCGTTTTTTGCGACCGAAGCCTATGACGTCGTCGACGGCGTCATCACCAAGCATGAGAAGCTGAAAAACGTCCTGGCCGATGTCGCCAAGGCGTTCGAACAGGCGGCGCTCAAGTCGCTTCTGCTCGGCGAGGGCCCGCTCGCGGGCGTGCTGGGCACGGGAAGCAATGGTCCGCTTGCCGGCGGCGTGTTCGGGTCGCTCTTCAGCTCTGGCGGCGGATCGGGCGGCGGTGGCGGCGGTTTGCTGTCCGGCATCGCGAATGCTTTGCCAAAATTCGCCGATGGCGGCGGCGTCGGCGCGGTCGTTCATGAAGGCGAAGTAATCCTGAATCAGGCGCAGCAGCGCAATGTCGCGGGCGGCCTGCAAAGCGGGCCGCCGAACATCACGGTCCACAATTACGCCGGCGCGCGCGTCGCGACGCAGATCACGCCCGAAGGCGTTGCGGTCATGATCCGCAGCGCGATCGCGGAAAATAATTCGGCGATCCCGGGCATGCTTTCCGATCATGCCAATCGGCAATGGTGACGATGCTCGATCCGTCGATTCCTTCCTGGCCGCGCTTTCTCTCGCCGGAAAGCGTCGCGCCGCTCGCGCCCATGGCGCCGATCATTGTCGGCCCGCAACCGCTGTCGGGCACGCCGCAAACGACGCAAGGCGACACGGGCTATCTGCGGCTCCAGCTCGTCAATCTCGCGCTCTATGACGCGCAGACGCTCGGCGCGCCCAATCGTCGCCGAGCCTTTCGCGCGCTGTGGTTTACGACGCTGGCGCAGGGTCTGCCGATCTATATGCCCTTTTACGAATGGTGGCGCGGCCCGCGCTTGCGCGTCGGCCTGCCGCCCTTCGGGTCGGCCGTGCCCTTGTCGGATGGCGCGACGTTGTCCGATACGACAGACTTCGCGCAAAGCGCCGGCGACGCCATTCTCACGGCCGATGCGGCGCTGCGCGCGACGACCATTGTCGTGACCATGACAAGCGCCGCGGTTCCGCAGGCCGACGATCCAATCACGATCGGCGATCGCGCCTATATCATCACGGGCGCGACGCCCGACCCGACCATCGCCGGGCAATGGAGCTTTACGATCTGGCCGCCGCTGCGCGCCGCCGCGAGCGCCGGCGATGCGGTGGAAGTCGCAGAACCGTTTTGTCGCATGGTGCTCGATCCGAAAGACCGGCAGCAGGCGCCGGTGTTTCAGGGCGGGCGCGTCGCATCGATCACATTGACCTTCAACGAGGCCAATTTCGCATGAGCGCTTTTGCCGCGGCCGTCGAGGCGATGCTCAAGGGCGATACCGTGCGTTATTGCTACGGCGTCACCTTTCAATTCGCGTCGGGCGCAATGAGCGTCTGGCAGGGCTTCGGCGAGCTGGACGCGACGCCGTTCGGCGGACCGCTGTTCTCCGGCGTCGGCAATATGGGTTCGATCGGATCGGTCGAGATCGGCACGTCGGCGCAGACGCAGAGCGTGACCTTCCAGCTCTCCGGAGTCGACCCCAAATATTCGGCCTATGCGCGCAATCAGGCGACGGAAATCAAGGGACGGCGGGCGCTGCTCTATTTGCTGTTTTTCACGGGCTCCGGGCCCGACGCCGGCGCGTCGCTTCTGGATTGCCGGCTGCGCCGCACGTTGCGCATGGACAAGATCACCGGCGAAATTCAGGCCAACCAGGCCGGATTGCAGATGGTCAATACGCTCGTCTGCGAACCCATTCTCGCGACAAAGAGCCGCGCGCCTTACGCCATGCTGTCCGACTCGGATCAGCGCGCGCGCCATCCCGGCGACAGGGCCTGCGAATTCATGTGCTCCCTGACGGGGAGCGAAACGATCGTGTGGAACTGATGAGCGAGATCGTCGCTTTCTTCCGCGCGTTTCCGCATACGCGCGAGACGGTGTGCAGCGAACCGGTCGTCGCCTGGCTCGCGTCGCGCGGCGTGATCGAGGCCGCCGATCTGCCGGCGCAGACGCAGCGCGATCTGTGGCGGCGCGTGCAGGAGCGCCGCCTGACGCTGCGGCAGGCCGTGCGCTTGTGCGCCTCGCGGCTGGATATGACGCTGCATGAAGCCGGCTGCGCCGCGCCCGGCGAAGCGGTTGTCATGCGCAGCAAAGGCGGCGCGGCGGCGCTCGGCGTGTTTCTCGGCGATGAGCTGTGCATCGCCTCGTCATTCGGACAGGTCGTCATTGTGGCCGCAGATATCGCGGTTGTGTTTCGCAAACGGGCGGGCTGATGGGCAAGGTTCTCAACTTTGCGATCGGCGCCGTCGAAATCGTCGCCGGCCTCGCGCTCGCGCCGTTTAGCGGAGGGCTCAGCATGGCGCTGATCGGCCTCGGCGTCACGACGCTGGCCTATGGCGCGGAAAAGCTTCTGACGAGCGGAGCCAACAAGTCGCGGCCCAATTATCAGCTCCCGCCATCGCCGGTGTCCTATCAACCGCAGGCGCAGCCCCTCACCTATCGTTTTTACAGCTACGGCAAGCAGCGCCTCGGCGGGAATTTCATTTTTCGCGCATCCCCCAGCGGCACGACGCTGCTTTATGCGCATGTGATCAACTGCCGGCCGATCGACGGCATAGAAGCCTATTTCATCGACGACGAATTGCTGTCCTTGTCGAGCGGGCCGTTTGCATCGATCTCATGGAGTTCGGGCGTTCAATGGCCGAACACAGGGATGAAATACGGGGCTTATATCGCAAACGTTTATTACAAGGGCCAGTGGATTCAGATTTCTGTCGGCAGCGGTCCTTATTGCTATCTCGAGTTCAAAAACGCGACCGAAGCGGGCGCGGTCTCGGAAATTCTGTCCTATTACGCGCCGGCGCTATGGGACAGTTCGCATCTCGCAAAGGGCCTTGCGGTCGTCTATTCGTCCTATCAGGTCGTCGATATCAATTCGCGACTTGCGCGTTATCCAAACGGCCTTCCCGTCCCGTCCAATGTCGCGCGGACCGCGCTCGTCTATGACCCGCGCGACGAAACGCAAAGCTTTCTGGACCCGTCGACGGGGCTCTATTCGATCTTCAATCCGACATGGAAATACACGCCCAACGGCGCGCTGCATTTGGCGGATTACATCACTTTCCCCGATGGAATGGGCCTCACCTACGACGATGTGAATTGGGATAGCGTCAAGCAGGCGGCGAGCGATTGCGAGCGCAGCGTGCCTGTCTATGGCGGCGGGACGGGCCAGTTCGCGCAATGCCATCTGACATGGACGACGGAGCAGGAACCTCGCGACGTCATCGGCAAGATCGAAGCCGCGATCGACGGCGAAATGTATGAAAACGAATATGGCAAGGCGACGATCTGGGTCTCGCAATGGATCGAGCCGACCGTCACACTGACCGACGCCGATCTCTGCGCGCCCATATCGTGGGACGAGCTGAATGGCGTGATGGCCGAGAAAAATCTCGTCATTCCGTCCTATGTCGAGCCCCGCGCAAAATTCGTCCGCAATTCCTCTCTCGTCGTGACCGACGCAGCGTCGATCGCCGTGACCGGCGAGCTGCGCGGCACGGCGGATTACGAAGCCGTCCAAGACTTCAACCAGGCGTTCCGCAACACGACGCGCGCGTTGCGCCGCAAGAATACGCCGCTGCGGCTTACATGCGGCGGCGGGCCGCGCATGCTGCTCGCCGATGGCCAGCGCGTTGTGCGCATCACGTCGCGTCTGCTCGGAATCGACGGCGTGTTTCGCGTCATCAGTCTGGGTGCGCGCGATCTCGCCAATATCAGCGGCACGTTCCATTTGCTGACGCGGGACATGTTCGAGGATGTTGTCCCGCCCTTCGATCCGCTCAACCCGACGCTGCCGGGCACGCTCGCCGCGGCCTATACGCCGCAGACGCCCAATGCGCCGACGCTGTCTTCCGCTTCCGCCGATGGCGGCGCGCAAATCACGGCGCAGGTCGCAGCGCCCACATCGCCGCCTGATCCAACCGCGCGCGCCGTGTTCCGCTCGCGCGCCGTCGATCCCTCGACGCATGCGCCGCTCGGCTCTGGCGATTGGACGATCTGGGTCGATTATCTCGGTCAATATGAGGCCGCATCGCCGCTGATTACCGGCGTCGCCGGCACGCCGCAGGCGTTCGAAGTCGATGCCTGGTTCATTTCGATCAACGGCCAGCCGAGCGCTTTCTCGTCGTCGTCGTTTATCACCCTAACGTCCTTCTAAGAGGCCGCTATGATGCTCTTCCTTCGCGCGCTGTTTGCGCTCGGCGCTTGCCTGTCGTTTGCGTTCGGCGCCGCTGCGCAGACGCCTGCGCCCGGCTCCGCCAATATGATCTGGCGCGATTACGCCGTCGCGGGCGTCGCGACGAGCGGGCTTTACAATCCGCACAAAGCCGATATTCGCACCTGGGGGAGCCAAGTCGAAACCGGTCTTTCTGCGCTTGCGGCGGGGCAGGCCGGCGGCGCTTATGCGTTCGACACGCGCGCCGATCTCAACGCCTTTCTGTCCCCCGGCCCGTGGTCGATGGCGTCGGTTTTCGCCGATGGAACGCCGGCCAATAACGGGATTTACTACAAGATCGGCGCAGCCGGGTCGGGCTCCTGGTCGCGTCTGTCCGGGTTTATTTACGGCCTGCAGCCGACCTTCTCCGTCGGCGCGGTCACGTCGGTTTCCTGTTCCACGGCGCCGGCCGTGTCGATCGGCGGAACAAGCGCCGCGGTCATTCTCAATTTCAATATTCCTGTGTGCGGGGGCGCGGGGGGCGTCGACGCCGCAACGCTGGTTGGCGGACCGATCCCTTCGGGCATTGCGGCGACGACCCAGAGCGCGACGGACAATTCGAACAAGCTCGCGACGACGGCTTTCGTCCAAAGCGCCATCAACCCGACGCATATCCCTTATCAAAATCCGCTGCCCAACAGCGCGCCCACGACGCTCGCGGACGCCATGTATCATTGGCAGCGCGTGAGCGTGAAAGAGTTCGGCCCGGTGCGGGCCAAGGGCGATGTCCTGCCGCTGCACAGTCTGTCCTATGCGTCTGGAAGCACGCTTGTTTGCGACAGCATCGACGCGCCCTTCACGATGGCGGATGTCGGCAAGCAGGTGCGGCTCGATCGGTTCGGCCCCGGCGGGACGCGCGTCTTCACGACATGGGCGAGCTATGTGTCGCCGAGCTGCATGAATGCAGCGACAGCGACAAGCGTCCCGACGCCCAATAGCCAGACGGCCTATGCGTCGACGACGGCGAACAACATCGCCGCCGGCTTCGCGACATGGACCGTCGCGGCGTCGCTTCCTTTCGCGCCCGGACAGACCGTGACGGCCTATTGCGGCACGCCGGCCAGTTACAGCTATCTCGAATATGGCGTTGTCCAGAGCTATTCAGGCGCGAGCCTGACGGTCAACGTCACCAACCCCGGCGCCTGGGCGTCTTCGCCGATCTCCTGCAGCGCATGGAGCATCGTCATTCTTCCGGGGTGGGGTCTCTACGGGACAGACGATTGCGCGGCGCTGAGCAATGCTGCAATCACGACGGCGTCGAGCGGAATCACGCTCGTCTTTCCGCGCGACACGGGAGATTATTTTACGAGCTGCACGGTCGATTTTGCGCCGACGCTTAATCGCCAGAACGTCATCGCCAATACGTTCGGCGATCAATATGACCATCTTTACGCGCCGTCGCTTTCCTTCACGGTGGAAAGCCCCGGCCGCGCGACAATTATCGCGCTCGGATCGCTTTCCGGCGATGTGGTCGCGCTGCCTTACGCTGCCGTTGTCGACCCGACAAAGAACAACCCGGCGTCGTGGAAAGCGGTCATCAATGATCTTGGGATCGACGGAAGCGATGTCGCGACAAATTGTCTGCACATCTATTCGATGCGCGAAATGCGGATCGACGGCGCGACGATTTCAAACTGCTTCATGGGCGTCGACAATGACGGCGTCTATGGCGGCCAGCGCATCACCTCGACAGGCTTTTACGGCAATACGATTGCTATCGGCGGAACGGCGACGGGCGACTCGGAGATCGACCACAACACAATATTTGTTTACTCGAACCGCGTCGGGTCCGGTCCTGTCTATGGAATATTGCCAACCGGCTGGTCTGGAGACACGCGCATAATCGGAAATGTCTTTTCCTCGAATAGAAACTCGCCTTTCTCGCGTGAAACAGCGCGTTTCGCGATTTGGATCGAAGGCGCCGCAGATCCGAGCAAGACAGCGCGCGACTACGCGATAATCGGCAATGAAGGCATGGGAGACGACGCGTTTCTCTATTGCAACGGAGCGCCGTCGAATTCGAACGCCGCAAAAATCAAGCTGATCGCGAACCACAATATCCCCGATGATATCGGTTACTTCAGCGGCACATTCGCGCAGCTTCATTATTGCGACGATGTCGATTTTGTCGCCAATGACATGGGAATGGAGCAAGGCGCGGCGACGTCTAATTTCTCGCTCGTCATTTACAACAGCAGGCGCTGGTCGGTTATCGGCGGAACGATTGCGAACTCCCTGGCCCCGGCGATCTATGTGAACAACGGCGATCAGGGCTTTATCGGCGGGGGTCTGCGGCTTGTCGATGTCGCGAAATATTCGACAAGCGTCCCGCTCATTCAATTCGTCGGCGTCACGCGCACCATCGTCAACGGCGTCAACGCGGTCCAAAATTACGCGGGCTATGGAACCACTTTTGTGACAGACGACGCGGCGTCCAGCAACAACGGCGCGAGCGCAAACAGCTTCCTGACGCCGGCGTCGACCTACACGAAATACGACGCGCACGGCACCAACGATCATCTCGGAACATTGAACTGAGGGCTGCACATGAAAGCGATGTCTTTTTTTCTGATCCTCGCGCTCTCGTCGCCTGCCTCGGCGCAGACGACGCCGAGCGACGACGATGTGCGCAACGCGGCGGCGCTGTGTGGCGGCCATCTCAAATGGAACGGGCCCGGCCGCCCGGCGACATATGAGTCCGGGTTCGAGCAATGCGACGCAATCGTCGCCGAAAATCAGCGTCGGCTCGCAAACGCCATCGCTGCGCAAGCGGCGGCCTCCGCCGCCGCGATCAGTGATCTGGCGCGCCTGCTCGCGGCGCCGAAATAAGAGGGGAGTCCCATGAGCAATTCGGTCACACTTCCCGATGGAACGGTTGTCCCGGTGCAAGAGCCGGCGGGATACGCGCCGCTCGTCGCCGTTGTGGCGCTTGGCGCGTCGGGCGGCGGCGGCGCGGTCACAGTCGCCGATGGCGCGAATGTCGCGCAGGGAACGACGACAGACGCCGCATGGAGCGGAACAGGCGCGGGAACGCTTGTCGCGCTGCTCAAAGCGATCTTCGGCGCGTTCGCGTCGCTCGTCACGACAAGCGCCGGCAAGGCCGCGCGCGTCGTTCTCGTCGATCCGACGACGGGTAACGGCTCGCTCGTGCAGGCGTTCCACAACGCAGACAATCAGGCGCTCGGCGCGACCTCCTACGGCCTGATGACCGGCGGCGTTGACCAGCTCCTCAACGGCGCGGGGAATCTCGATCGCAAGCGCGCTGTTTCCGGCGACGCGATGGCGGCGACGGGCCTCGCGGCCGAAGCGCCCATGCTGTGGAATGGCTCGAGCTACGATCGCGCGCCCGGCGACAAGACGAGCGGCATGTGGGTCAACATTAAAAACGCTTCTGCGTTGTCTGTGTCGGACCCGCAGAACGCAGCGTTTCAAGGCGCCGTCGCGATGACGGTCGGCACGACCTACACGGCACAGCGCTCTGTTGGCGTGCTTTGCACGGTCGCGGGCAATGTCGCGATGACGCTGGTCGACGCATCGACGATCACGCTGCCGGTCTATGTCGGCTGGCAAACCTTTCCCTTTGCGGCGACGGCGATCAATTCGTCGGGCACGACCGCGACGGCCACTTATTACAACCTCAAGTGAGGCGCACATGATCGCTCGTTTTCTCGCGCTGTTCCTCGCGCTCTTTCTTGCTGCGCCCGACGCGCGCGCGGTGCCGCCGAGCACGTCGCCGCCCGTGACGCCGACGCAGACGATCGGATCGAAACTCCGCACGCTGTCCGCGGCCGCCGCGCTCGGCACGCGGCTCACCAACACGCCCTGGACCGCCTATTCGGCGTGGGCGCAGAGCACGGCCTATGCGCAGGGCCAGGTCGTGACAAACAATGGCATGGCGTGGGTCGCGGCGGTCGCCGGGACGAGCGCGGCGAGCGGCTCCGGCCCCACGACGATCTCCAACCTCGCGACAACCGACGGCACGGTCTATTGGCAGCCGCTCGGCAAATCCGTCGCCATCGCGAGCACCAACGATTCGAAGTCTCCGACGATCACGGTCTCGACCACAGACCCGGCGCTCGGCAATGTGTGGGATTTGCACACGACGACGCAGTTCCAGTCGCTCGCGCGGATCTATGGCGGCTACTACGACGCAACGCAGACGAACTGGATCAAGCCGAAAACTTTCGGGTCGCCGACGCAATGCGGCTCGGCGGTCTCGCTGGCGTTCTACAGCGACGACGTGAAAGTCGCGATTCAGGTCTCTCCGCAAAACCCGGTGATGACGCTCTATATCGACGATCGCTACGCGGCGACGGTCCTCTACAACGGGTCGTCGTCGCAATATGTAAAAATCGACTGGTCCACGATCAGCGCCGCCGCGCCCCACAAATATGAAATGTTCCCGTTCTCGCGCTACGCGTGGGCCACCAACTGGGGGAACATCGAAACGACTGCGGCGGGGTCTATCTGGGCGCCGCCCGCGGAAAACGACGTGCGCGTCGTGTTTGTCGGCGACTCCTACAGCGCCGGCTCAAACATCTCGCCATGGGTTCCCGGCGTCGGCTTCGCGCAGTCGATCGGCGTGAAGCTCGGCTGGCGCGATGTGTGGGACATGTCGATCGCCGGCACGGGTTATCTCAACCCCGCCGGAACGAACACGACCTTTCGCCAGCGTCTGAGCGATGTCACCGCCGCCGCGCCCGATGTCGTGATCCTGATGCTGTCCGGCAACGATGGCCATTGGAACAACGCCAGCTACACCACCTCGGCGGTGGCGACGGAGGCGGCGCTGACCTGGACGCAAATCCGCGCCGCGCTGCCCAATGCGATCATCATCCAGCTCGGCGTGGTCTACAGCGAGGCCCACGCCGCGAGCGACAACCGCCCGATGGAAGTCGCGGTCGCCGCCAGCGCCGCGACCTATGCGGCGTCGGACGGGAAGTTTTTCTTCATTCCCGGCCTCACCAACACGAACCCGATCATGACGTCGACCTATGACACGTCGCGCCCGAACACCTCGGCGAACAGTTCGGCGCTGTATCTGGGCTCGGACAGCACGCATCCGAACGAGTTCGCGCGCGACGCGATCACGTCTCGACTTGCGCGCGAGATCGCAGCGCGCGTGGTGCGCGTGTTGCCGTGACGCTGTTTCGCGCGCGCCTCGCGCTGTGCGTCGCGGCGATCGTGCTGCGGTGTTTTCGCGAGGGCGTCGCGCGCAAATTGTGAGGTGAAACCATGTGGCATTTCGACACGACGCAACTTCTCGCGCCGCTCTGCGGAATCATGGCGCTCGTGCTCGGCGCGATCGAGCAGTTTCGCAAAGAGGCGTAAATTCGAAAGGAAGCATCATGCAGGAAAGCTTTCCCGAAGCGCTCGTTTTCACGCTGCAATATGAAGGCGGTTATGTCGACAATCCGCGTGACCCCGGCGGCCCGACAAATCTCGGCATCACCATTGCGACTCTGTCGCATGAGCTGGGGCATCAGGCGACGCGGGCCGATGTGCGCAACCTGACGAAGGCTCAGGCCAGCGCGATCTACCGCAAGAAATATTGGAACGCGATCGGCGCGGATGGCCTGCCCAAGGGCGTCGACCTGATCGCGTTCGATATCGCCGTCAACATGGGCGTCGGGCGCGCGCTGCAATTCCTGACGATCACGGGCAATCAGCAGCCCGTCGCGCGCATCGCGCGGCTGGACGATTTGCGTCTCGGATATTGGCGGCATCTGTCCTTCTTCGCCACCTTCTGGCGCGGCTGGAAAGCGCGCGAGACGGCGTGCAAAGCGGCGGCGCTCAAGCTCGCGGGAGGCTGACATGCTGCGCGAATTTGTTCGATGGCTGGTCATCAAATTTCTGCGCTTCGCGTTCCGAGTCGAGTGGGGCCGCAACGACGATACTGAAAACGGAGGCTGAAATGTTCTTTTCAATCCTCTCCGCAATCGCTGTGGCGAATGGCGTCCTATTGATCGTCGTCGGCGTCTTCTGGGCCGGCGTCGTGCTGTGGATCGGCTCGATCACGACGCCGGAATTCTGGAGAAATCTCTCGCTTTCCGTCGTGGCAATCCTCTTAGGCGCCGCGCTCGTCAAACTGTTTCTCATGGGAGGCTGACATGGACGGACAACTCGGAAAACTTGTCGCGGTAGTCGTGCTGCTCTACGCGGTCGCGGTGTCTTTCGGCATTGGCGCCGACGCGCACGATTGGGCGCTCGGCGCAAACTTTTTTGTTGGTGTCGTCGGCGCGACGGGCGCGGCGCTCGTCGCCCTCGCGTTCTGAGGCTGCAATGACCGGCCCCGCACTTCTCACCCACGCCGGGCGCGTCCTCGCGGCCATCGCCCTGTTCCTCGCCGTGTTCGCGCTCTCTGGCTGCGCCGGCGTCGAACTCGCGCGTTGCGCGGCCTTCGCGTCGCGCTGCAACTGATCCTCATTTTAAGGAAAACTGGAGAACGAAAATGAGTGAAGTCAAAAAGAAAATGCGCGCAAAAGTTTGCGTTGGGTCCGCCATTCCTTACGAATCGCCGCAAGGGAAAATGCTTGTTCTCAAGCTGTTTGGCGTGGCCAAAAATGACGGCTACCCGGCGGACGGGAGCGACGAAAACAATTCCTTCGCGCGATGGAGCCCGAGCATCTCAGTCGACATGCTTATCGCAAATCCGGCACTCGTCGACGCGTTCGAGCCGGGCGATACGTTTTACATCGACTTTATCCCCGCGCCTAAATGACGCGCTGCGACTGATCCGCGTCGGGCGGTCTCCCGATATCCCTGAAAGGAAGAACATGTCCAAAGACGAAGCTGCGATCGAGGCCGAAATTCAGGCCAAGGGACTGGACGCCCCGCGCCTCACGCCCGCACACATCGACGAGCAAATTGTCGGCGAAGCCTATCACGTTTTTCCCGGAACGACTCTGACGGTGTGCGCTCTGACGCTGCGCAACGGGTTCCACGTCACCGGCGAGAGCGCCGCCGCCAGCCCGGAAAATTTCGACGCCGAACTCGGCCGAAAAATCGCTCGAGACAATGCCCGCAACAAGATTTGGGCGTTCGAGGGCTACGCGCTGCGCAATGCGCTCTGCGGTCGCGCGCCGTTGAACATCGGCTTCTGACTGAATCCGCGCCGGGCGGCTTCCCGGTAAATTGGAGCATCATCATGAAGTCCATCACGATCAATTGGAAAACATCCGCCGCTGGCGCGGTCTCCCTGCTAACCGGCGTCGCTGGCCTGATTCAGCTTCTGTCGTCCGGCGCGCCGCTGGCGCAAATCATTTCGAGCCCGGCGGCGGCGGAAATCATCACGGGCGTTGGCTTGATCTTCGCCAAAGACGGCAACGTGACCGGCGGCACCGTCGTTCAGCCGAGCGCCTGACGTGCTCTCGGCGGCCGACGTTTCCAACATCGAGGCCGGCGCGAAAATCGCCGCTGGCCTCAATTGGACGGCGCTTGGCGGCGCCTTCCAGCAGCAGCGCCTCGCCGATCTCGCGGAAATCACCGTCGAAGATGCGTTGACGGTCGCCGCGCCGTGGCTCCCGCAAGCGGGCGTTGCAAAATTCATCCTCCATCTCGCTTATTCGATGGTCTTCAGCGTCGCCGGCGGCGTCTCTTCAACGCGCACGTTTCGCCTTGACGATCTTCTCAAAGGGCTTGCCGCCGCCGATGGCGTCGATTGGCGCGGCTTCCTTGCTGCGCTCAAAGGCGACAACGCAATCATTGTCGCGGCGGACACGGCGGAGATCGTCGCCAAGCTCGCCGCGCCATTCTTTCCGCCTGCGGCCATCGCTGGCGGCGTCTTTGGCGCTCTTGCCGAGGTGGGAAAATTCACGCATCCGACCAATGCGGAGCGTGTGCCGGGATATCATTGGGATGTCTGGCGCGGTTGGATCAGAAATTGAAAGGACTGAACATGAATCGCATCGCTCTTATTCTCGCTTTTTCCATCGCGCTCGCTGGCTGTTCGCAGGTCACGACCGGCGTTACCAACGCGCGCAACTGGCTAGCGGACCCGAAGACAACCGCTGCTGTCCAGACCCTCAAAGCGGGCGCTATGGCGTTCGTCTGCACCGTGCAGGGCAACATTGCACTCGCCGCCAATATCGAAGCCGCGGTCAACGCCGGTCAGGCGCTCCAGCGCGACACGCACACGGCGCTTGTCGTCTCGACGCTGGTCTGCGACGCGCTCGGCGGAAATGTCACCGGGACAGCCGTCGTCCCCGCCTCGTAACGCCAGCCGCAACGCGAGACGGGAGGGGTAATGCCGGACATGGATTGCTACCGCGATATCGGAGCGCTCGGGGCGCGCATGGACGAGATCGAAAAGGCGCGCACGGTGCGCGACGCCGGCATGGAAGCGCGGTTCGAAGCGCGCTTTGAGGCCATTGAGAAAAAGCTCGACGGCCTGACGACCGAGCGCAACATGCTGACGGGCGTCATCTGGGCGTTCCGCATCCTGTTCTGGGGCGGAGGCTCGCTGGCAGTCTACGTCATGACGAACGGCGTGCCGTCTTGGATCAAGCGCGTGCTGCAATAGGACGATCTGGAATCATCTGTGGAAAGGCCCCGCTGGCGATGGCTGGCGGGGCTTTTTGCGTTTTAAGGAGCCGGCGCGCTCACTACGAATCGGGCGTAAAAATCACGGCGCCGTCCAGCCGAGCCGCCGCGCGGGAAATCTCTGCGCCGCGCTTTTCGCACAGGCGCCGCAAGTCGTCGTCGACGCCATCAGGAATGGCCCCTGCGTCAGACGCCCATCGCCGCATCGTGCGGTCGGACACCTCAAGCGCGCGGGCCAATTCGGATTGCCAGCGGGCGCCGTAAAGCGCCTCGCCGACATGGCGAAGAAGCTCATGCGTCATAAGCGCGCCTCAGAATGGCTGCGGCCTCGGCGCTGAATGCGGGGGCCGGAGACGCTGTGCGCGCCCACGCCTCATATGCTTTTCGCAGCCCTTTGCTGGCGTCCCGAAGCTCGCGGGCGTGCGCCCATGCGTGAGACGACCCCGCGGATTGGGCACAAAGAGCGGCCGCATTCGCTTCCCGTTCCATGCCCCGAAGCGCTTGCCTGACGCGCGTCGCTGCGTCTTTAACCGCTTGCGGCATCGCATGAAGATGCGGGGCGCAAGCCGCGCCGAAAAAATTGTCCTGGGGCATGTTCACCTCCCATCGTCGGCGAGCTGAGCGCGCTCATCGTCGCTCAGCTCATCGGCGAGGAAATCGCCAATGAGCGGCGCGGCGGAATAGCGGTCCGGCGTGAAATCGCAGACAAGCCAGCGCCCGTCCGAAAGCGGCTCCGGGCCGTCGACAGCGGCGCTGATCATGCGCGCGGACACGCCGCCGCCGATCCACGCGCAAGCGCAATCCAGCGCTTTCGAAAGCGGCCCAAGGAGGCCCGGCTCATGCCGCATCCTGATCTGTGCGACCGAATCTCCCGGCGCGGTTGCGTGGGCGATCATCGAATAAGTGCGCGTGACTTCGTCGCCGGGCTCGGTCTGAAAAATCGCGATTGTGAGGTAGCTGTCGATCATTGCTTTCGGGCCTCCTGCCCAATATCGGCGGGGCCAGCCCCCGTCCGTCATGTCCTATAATTAGGACGTAGCGCGGCGCATGTCAAGCGCGATTTTTCATCGCCTCATCGCGTTGCAAGCGGCCCACTCCAGCCGGTCTTTCGCCAGCGCCTCGGCGTCGGTCTGCCACTGCATATTCTCCGGCGCATCCGCCCCGCCAGCGCACAGCGACTCGATATGATCGACGCGCCAGCCGGCGCAGGCCCCGGTGACGCGCCCTGTCGCCGGGCAAGGATGAGCCCGCACAAACGCCCGCCGCGCAGCGCTGGACCGCCGCCGCCGCGCAAAGGCGGGGGAGGCGACGGCGGAAAAGAGCCCGGCAAGAAAAGCGCGACGATCCATCATGCCGCACCTCATATCACGGTGCGCAAACGGTGCTCTAACGTCCGAACAAATCCCGAATAAACCAACACCGAAACAGCGCAAAACATCGCATAACACATTGTTTTCCAATAAGCCCCGCTCGTTCGGGACGAGGGGGTCGGAGGTTCGAATCCTCTCACTCCGACCAAT